AGTCGCGGAACGGAGCGTTCATCCTATGGTAGATCTTCTTCTTTATTCTAGTCTTCTATGTGAAGATGCTGATGCTATTATGCTCAGGATCAAATCAAATGAAGATTTGAATAATACCATTAAAGTTGAACTGATCGATACAATTCAAGAGGCAACTCCTGATTGTCCATGGGACGCAAACGACTAAAGGAACGGACCTAAAAATCCAATTACTTTAGGAGTAACTATCATGAATACACTTAACTTGATCAGGAAGCAGATCAAAAAAGCATCTGCTTTGCACGACGCACAAATTACTCATACTGTCTATCGTGGCATTGTGACTAATAAGTACAAAGTCGAACCAAAAGAAGTTCACGGTAACTTTACTTATCGCGGACAAGCATACAATAAGTGATTGACTTACTAATACATTATTGATATACTGGGAGGGTAACCTCCCATTTTTTATGGAAAGAGATAAACTAAAACTTATAGTGAGGAATCTCAAATTACTTGTTGATGCATTAGAGAGTGAAGTATTCTCTGATGTGGATTCATACACAACAAAGCAGGAAAACTTTGATGACCCTGCTGCAAACTACATAACCGATTACGACGAAGTATTTGATGACGATGATGGATACCCCGACTAAACTGATTAGTGTAACTCCCGATGCGGAGAAACATATGGCCTACTGTGCCCGTGTATCTAATCCAAATAATCAAGAGAATGAAAAGTTCTCTGGACTGCTTAAGTATTGCGTGAAGCATCAGCACTGGAGCATCTTTGAGCAGGCATATATGACTTTGGAGATTAATACTACCAGAGGAATTGCGGCTCAAGTGCTTCGCCATAGGTCGTTTACATATCAAGAATTTTCACAACGCTATGCTGATTCTTCCCTACTCGCGAAGACGATCCCTCTACCCGAACTCCGTAGACAAGACACCAAGAATCGCCAGAATTCTATTGATGATGTTGATCCGTTTCTAAATCAAAAGTTTCAGATTTTGATGCAACATCATTTCCTTCAAGCAATGGATCTCTATCAAGATATGCTTGACTCAGGAATTGCAAAGGAGTGTGCTCGCTTTGTGCTCCCTTTGGCGTGTCCCACTAAAATCTATATGACGGGTTCAGTTCGTTCGTGGATTCATTACATCGAATTGAGATCTGCTAATGGAACTCAGAAGGAGCATATGGACATTGCTTTGGGTGCTAAGAAGATCTTCTGTGAGCAGTTCCCCGCTGTTGCAGAAGCAATGGAATGGATTTAATAAATACAAGAAAAGGATTGAACGTTTATGCCGACGTACCCTGTTATTAATTTGAAGACAAAAGAGACAAAGACTCTTAGCATGACCATGAAAGAGTATTGTGATTGGAAAGAAGAAAACCCAGATTGGGATAAGGATTGGTCGCAAGGATGTGCTAGCACACAAGAGATGTTTAGATGGACTGGCGAGGCTGCTTCCAGTGGATGGAATGAAGTCTTGGACAGAGCATCTAAACAACCGGGTGCTAATGTCCGTAAAAACCGAGATTACTCTTTCTAATTTTTACATATGCCAGCAAAAAGAAAGTCCCAAACCCCTATCGTTCCATTTGGAATGAGCAACAAGCATATGAAGAGAAAAAAACCAATCAACTCAGACTTGATGAAAAACATCGAGCCACTGACAGAAAACCAGGAAGAACTTTTCCGCTGTTACAAGAACGATCAGAACCTTGTTGCCTATGGGTGTGCAGGAACTGGTAAGACTTTTGTAACCCTCTACAATGCTTTGAAAGATGTCTTTGATATGAAGACACCTTATGAGAAGATCTACATTGTTAGATCGCTTGTAGCGACCAGAGAGATTGGTTTTCTACCTGGCGATCACGAAGATAAATCCTCTCTCTATCAGATTCCATATAAGAATATGGTGAAGTTTATGTTTGAACTTCCCACAGAATCAGATTTTGAGATGTTGTATGGTAATCTCAAAACACAAGGGACTATCTCATTCTGGTCTACAAGTTTCATCCGTGGAACAACACTTGACAATGCTATCGTCATTGTTGACGAATTTCAAAACTTAAACTATCATGAACTTGATAGTATTATCACCAGAGTTGGTGAGAACAGCAAGATTATGTTCTGTGGAGATGCTACTCAAACTGATCTCATTAAAGACAGAGAGAGAAATGGCATTGCAGACTTTATGAAGATCTTGCGTATTATGCCATCAGTAGATATTATTGAGTTTGGAGTTGAAGATATTGTTCGCTCCGGACTCGTAAAAGAATACTTACTTGCTAAAATGGAAACAAATGTAGAATGAATTTTACCCATCATAATTATCTCGGTGATCTTGAATTAAACAAAAAAGAAACCAATGGCATCCGTCTCTACAACCTTCCTAGTGGAGACTGGGTGCCTTCTATTACATCTGTAACTTCATTCTACAACAGAGAGATCTTTGTTAAGTGGAGAAAGAGAATTGGTATTGAAGAAGCAAACCGTATCACAAAAAAAGCAACCACCCGTGGAACTGATTTCCACGCGGCAACGGAACTTTATATGTTGAATAAAGAAATTAATTGGGATGAGTTTAGACCTCTGACCAAGTTTATGTTTCATCATGCTAAACCATATCTGGACAAGATAAATAATATACACGCTATAGAAAGGACTCTGTACTCAGAGTATCTTGGTTTAGCAGGTAGAGTTGACTGCATCGGAGAGTACGAAGGCGAACTAGCAGTCATCGATTTTAAAACATCCGAAAAAATTAAACCAGAAGCGTGGCTAGAAAACTACTTTGTTCAAGAAACTTTCTATGCTGCTGCTTACTATGAGTTGACTGGTATCCCCGTCAAAAAACTTATCACTATCATGGTTACACCTGGTGGTGAGGTCGAAGTATTTGACAAAAGGAACAAAGGGGATTATATTAAACTATTAGTACGATATATTAAAGAATTTGTATCTCACAATCTTAGGTCACAAGATGGAGAATGAATTAGAAAAAGTATTGGAGAGCAAATTCTTTTGCCCCTCTCGATTCGCACAAGAAATAGAAACTCTTGTCCATCAAGGTGATGGTATGAGTTATATTGATGCTATCTTACACTTCTGTGAGAAACAAAGTATTGATGTTGAATCTGTACCTAAGCTAATTTCAAAACCACTTAAAGAAAAAATTAAATACGAAGCAATGGAACTAAATTTCCTCAAGAGAAGTTCCAGAGCAAAATTGCCTTTGTAATTCATTTTCGGGGAAAAAATTTTCCGGCAAAAAATTACTATATTACTTTTTTTGATGATGCCGTTTGACGCTTACAAGCAATATCTTTCGTTGAAGAATCACTTCACAAAAGATAAGTATGACTACCACAAATATTGTGGTAAGAGTCGTGCTACCGTACAGTCTTTCTATAAAAGGAAAGACCGCTTCTGGTTTGAAAAACTTGCCCGAAACAAATCAGATCAAGAAGTCATTGAGTTTTTTATATCTAACTTTATCACCTGCACTGATCCAAGTAAGCTTTGGATAGGAGAAATGATTCGCGAAGGTGAGGGTAGATATACCTCTTGGAAGAAAAGAACTCAATCACTTTCCTATGTCTTTAGAGAGGAGATGGAAAGTGTGCTTGCAGATCAAGATTTAGATTTTGTATTTGCAAACAAAACAGGTCATCCACTAATACTTAAAAAGTATTTGAGTGGTGACATCTCTATCGAAACCCTAGTTATCTGTGATAAAATTCTTGGGTATCGAAATGATTACGACAAAAAACTGACTGACCCGGTGTGGGAAACCGTCAGTATGAGAATGAAGAAGTATTCTCCGTTCCTAAATATCGATGTATTCCGTTACAAAAAAATTCTAAAGGAGATTGTCCATGGCACTTAATAATTCTGAAGTATTAGAAAATCTGCGAAAGCAGAGAGTTGAAATTGAAACGCAACTTGAAAATCTTCGTGTCACTTATCTGAAAGTTCTTGGCGCGATTGATGCATTATCACAAATTGAAGAATCGAATGCTGAACCTGAAGAGGAGGAGTCCGAAGAAGAATGAGTTTCTTTGACTCAGAAGTTGTCCGTGCCGAAATGGCAGAGATAAGTGAACTGCAGGAAGACGTTTATCGTAACGTCTTCGACTTCCCTAAGATGAATAGGGAAGAAAAAATGTTTCATGTATCTCTTCTGGAGAGGTTGATTGATAAACAGAGAGTTCTTTTTACTCGTCTAAGTTTATCCGATGATCCAGAAGCAAAACTCATGAAACAAAATATCATTGACTCTGCTCAAATGATGGGTCTGCCTGACGGGGCAGATATGAATGTCATCTTTGCTAATATGAATAAAATGCTTGAAGTGATGAAGCAACAGATTGACAGCGGTGCTGCTGACCAGTAGAATAACAGAGTACACACAAGCCAAATCTAACAAATCTAACGAATCCTATGTCTTTCGCAAATCTTAAAAA